ACAATGTTTTGTCTTTTTGCATCAGACCATCTTACTCCAACACGATTTACGATACCATTTGTGTAAAATACATAATCACTTTCATTTCCTTGAGTTAAAGCAGTACCATCTTCCGTAATAGAAGTAACAGATACAACTGGTAAATGAGTTAAGAATAAATCATATTCTTTATCTCTACCATCAAAGGTTTCTACTATGCTTGTTGCATATTCTAACTCATATCCTACAAAGTTTTTAATTATTTCATCAACGTATGGTATATATCTTTCAGTTAATTGTGTTGCGTCTTCTGATGCTAAATTTAAACCTAAGAAACCTTCTACGTCTGAGCTAGTACATAATGCCATACTTTTATATTACCTTTTATCTAAAACTACATTACCATTAAATTCAGCATGGTCCACCTTCACAACAAGCAACAGTTTTTTGACCGAAACCTGCACAATATTTATTTAAACAATACATTCCACCGTGTTTTTCTAACATCCACTTTTGACAAAGCGGACATTTCATTCTTTTAACAGTTTAATTATATATGAAACACAATAAGCTAAAGCGATTGTAACCAATACTTCTATGCCTGTTATTGTCATTCTTCTTCCTCTTTTGCATAATAAATACTTTTTAAAGATTGTTCACAATTATTTGATGATTGTTGACACATCCATTGATTATTTGTTATGTTTCTTAAATCATTTTTACATACACTACATTTAGGGATTTTTGGTTTTCTTGGCAATTTTGCCTCCTATGATTTTGGATTTCCGTCAGTACCTAAACCATATTCGTCTAGGTACATAACAGGAATTGATTCACCTTGTGCGTGAATTAATAAACCTCTATTGGGTTTTTTATCTTGCAAATGATATTCGCCAGTATAACTATCTACCCAAATATTAACTTGGGTTTCAACAGTATCCATAATCTAATTATTTAGATTTATCTTCTACTGGTTTTTTTGCTTTTGTTTTAGGTGCTTCTTTTTTGGCTTTTGGTTTTTCAAATACTCCCCAAGAATCAATTACATCTTTGGGATATTCCATACCAGCTTTTCCTACCTTATTGCAGGAACTCCATGGACAGTCAATATCATCACCCATCCAATATTTGCCATTCTTTTCGAATACACTTTTTTCTAATTTTATTATTTCCATAATACTCCTAATTATACAGAAAGAGCCACGCTATTTACGTGGCTCTATCTAATTTTTTACTAAGTTAAAAACTATTAAAAGTTTGTAATCTTAGTGAAAGCTGCTTCTCTGTAAACAGGGAAACCAAGTCTCATTTGAGCTCTTAGCATTAGCTTGCCTTTTGTAAAGAAGTCATCGTGTGAATCACTAACTGCAATATCAACACCATCTCTCATTACAATATGAGCAGCTACACCGCCACCGAACTTACCAACGAGAACAGTACCTTCAGCAATTGCTGTTGTCGGAACAACTGGCAATCCCCAAATGTTAGCTGGTACACCTGAAGACATTCCACCTAATTGTACGAACAATGGGGAAGTTTCTGTGTATCCAGCACCTGAAGTACCTGCGAAGTCAGTTGCAACTGATGTTACAACTTGATTCCAGTCATTAGGATGCATAATAATTGTATCTGGCTCTAAGAAAGAGTTTGTTCTAATGTCTGTAATTGCTTCGTAGATTGCTCCTACTCTACCGAGTGTACCTGAGTAAGATGAGAAATCAATTGAGTTAACACTTGATTTTCCAGCATCTAAGATACCTTCGATATTTGGAGCAGTACCGTCTCCTGAGAGAAGTTGAGAATCTAATCTCAATTGAAGCATCAATCTTAACCTTGTGTCAACATATCCTCTTAACGCTGATACGTCTCCAAGTAGTTCGTCAGTTACTGGCAAAGAAATAGCAAACTTTCTGATAGACTCTGTGGTCTCTGTGAAAGCTATTGCTGCTTCTCCATATGCTCCACCTTCTGCTGCTTCCGCTGCATTGTTTGTGAAAGTGCTTTCCTTTAGATAAGGATATGCATTTTGGCTTGTTGTTATAACTGAGAACAATCCGATTACGGAATTTGGGTCACGAAGGCTTGTTTCGATGATTCCTGGTGCTCTTAATGACTCTGGTGGATAACCAGTAGTTGTAAGAAGTGTTTTCATTTCGAAAGCACTCATGTCGATGCGTGCATCAACACCTTTAACACCCTTCTCATGATAAGCGGCTAGAACGTCAGACTCAGCAAATTGTTCACCAATTGATTTTTTCTCAACTGATGCTCCAGCTTGCGCTGGAATTGGGCTGTCTACAGGAGCTTCTAATACGTCTAGTGCTTTTTCATTTCTGATTTTTTCTGCTTCTAAATTCTCGAGTTCTGCAACTTTTTCTACTAAGTCATTAAGACCTTTTGTCCTGTCTGCAATTTCGGTTTTTTTATCGGCGTCCATGTCAGCTACGTCTGCACTGTTAAACACGTCGGCAAGACTTTTACGTTCTTGAGCGACTTGTTCTTTTAGTTCGTTTAATTTACTCACTGTTATTATCTCCGTCTGTTGCGCTATCTTGTATTTCTACACCAAGAGCCCTAGCTACGGCTGCTTGGCTATTTATGAATAACTCGTTAAATGCTTCTTGTGAATTAGCTTCTTCGATTTGTTGTTCAAGATTTATTGAATCTTCAACAACTTGTACAGCTGCTTCTTCTATTAATGGTTTCTCATCAACAGTTTCTACAGTAGTTTCAGTAACAGGTTCTGTTACCTCTTCCTGTACTTCAACTTCGACTTCAGCTTCAGCTATTTCAACTTCTTCATCAACAACTGGAAGAACATCCTCGTTGAGTAAGTCGTCTAAATCTCTGAAAGTATCTTCAAGAGTATTAGCTACTTGAGCTACACCTTCTGAAGCAGATTTTCCGAGCTTCTTATTTTTTTCAGCACGTAATTGCGCTAGACTAATCACGCGTTGTTTGAACAGGCTTACATCTTCAATTAAAGATTGCACATGTTCGGCAAACGTACGGCTCTCGACCGCCGATGCTATTTGGTTGTCATCTTTTAGACCTTTATCGTTATCCATACCATAACCATCTTCTTCATGGTAAGGATTGTGTTCGTCTTGTTCCATTTCTGGTTTTGGTTTATCTGTTTCTTCTGGACCTTCCATTTCCATAAATTTTGGGTCTACGAAGTAATCACGATATTTATTTGCTTTACCAGCAATCATTTTGATTCCATCTACCCACCAACTTGGAAGTGGTGCATTTTCATCTTTTGGCAACTTAGCCATAATATCTTTTAGGTCTTCTGCTATTTGACCTACTGCTTGTTGAACAGTATGAACAGGAGTGTGTCCTTTTTCTAATACTAATTCTTTTTCATTTATCATATCTTCTAAGTCCTCTTTCTGTATTTCTTGTTTGATTTCACCTTCTTCAGACATAACTGCATTTTTAACGGCTAAGGTATATGTTTCTCTGTTAGCTCCAACTAGAACAGGAGAAACTTCAAAAACGCTTAAACTTTTAAGATAACGAACATTTTTTTCATTACCTTCTTTATCTTTAAACTCACCTTGTTCGGAATCATTTACTTCATAACCGAAAGACCATTGTTGTAACTCACCCATGTTTTTCACAAGTTTGTAAGCTTCTTGTCCTGCTTCTGTGTCCATAAAGAAGTTTCCTTTGAATACTGCTTTTGAACCATCGTCTACAATGTAACCTTTTCCAACTGGTTGCTTCCAATCATGTGACCATACCATTGGTACTAAATTTGATTTTGGGAAACCTGACTTAACTGCTCCCTTAACGACAACATCGCCGTCACTATCTACCATATCGAATACTGAAAATACAGCTTCGACGTTTCCTTCTTCATCATTATTCAGATGAAATTTTGCATTTTTTTGTTCTTCCATAACCGTCCTTAAATAAAAGCGTCTCACTAATAAATCTACCAAAAAACTCACACTAAGTGAGCAAAAGTCAATACTTTTTTTATTCGTCTTCTTTTAGTGGCTTACCACGTACTCTTGGATATTTGATAGGTTTATGATTATTACAAAATTCTGCCTTGTTATATTTAGAAATTACAGTACTGCACTTGTTATCTTTGCACGTTCTATCGTCAGTATATGTTTTACTTTTTTTAGGCAGACGTCCTAAATTATATGCATTTATATATCTACTCATTTACAGTTTTATTATACTTCAGAATAAATTTCTGTGCAACGACAATTAGCAGAATTAGAACCTGAGCCTTCACCTGGATACATTATGCTTTCGCCGTTAACAACATAACGGTCATTTAGTTTTCTTTTTTGACCATCGACATTTGAGTGCCAATCACGTGTATATGAATCTTGAATTGTTTGCCAAGTTTTAGTTTTTACTGTTTGTGACAAAATTGCACCTTGCTGTTGAGCAAATGATGATAAACCACGTACTTCAGTTCTAGCTATTAAACGTGCTCTTGATAATTCACCATCACCAAGTTGTTTTTCTACGGCTGATACTAAGTCAACGTAATCCATTCCACCTTCTGCTGCTTTTCTAAAAAGTAAATTAAGTTTTCTAGTTTGAGTTTCTCCTAAATGGTTGAATAATGTATTTAACTTTTCATCTACCATTTGTATTGCTTTTCTGTTGTAAAGCAATCTGACAGGTGTATTGGCACTAATTACTGGTGCTTCTGTTCTATTAGGATAGAAACCTCTATTTATTATTTCTCTACGTGTTTGTTTTCTTTCGTATTTTGCAAGTTTTGTTGGTTGCCATTTTCCAAAACCTTTTTCTGGTGCGTGAATATCAAGTATCCTTGCGCCAAAATCAATTAATAAAGAATAACCTACATCTTTAAACCTTGCTGTGCTTATTGTTTTTGTTTTAGCTATTTCAGAATCAATTTTTGGTAATGCTAGTGACATTGTAGAAGACAGTTTCATTACTGCAACAATTCTTCTTCGTTCGTCTGCTAATACTTTTCTGTATTCATCAGTAAAGTAATCAGTCCAAGCTTTTTGTAAATTTTGATATTCTTTAACGTATAATTCTTTTTTTTCGAAATTATCTAGTTTTTTTTTTGAAGTCCAGTTATCAATTATTCTTAGTGCAGAAATATATCTAGCTACACGTCTATCTGTTCTTTTATGGTCGCCATCAACTTGAGCATACACACGCATTATTGCAACAGGTTTGTCATCACTAGCAACATATTTTTCATTTCCTATTGATATTGTTCCTGACGTTCTTACTTGTTCTACAATGCCGTGAACAACTGACGGCGGGTCTGGGTCTTTTGGTATTGACCAGCTAACATAATCTCCTACTTCAACATTGTCAGCTTTAGTTTCAGAATCTACATTACGAGCAAATTCAGGAGACGTTTTATCAGAATCTGCATTACGAGCAAATTCAGCATCTTTTTTTGGTTTTTTTGGGTGTCCATTAGGTAACAAATCTAAATCAAATGGACTACGAGGAAATTTACCATTAACACCTTTGAGCCAAGCATT